CGGCAGTGGCGTAAGTGGACTTGGATTCGAGGAGGATTTCGCGAATCAGTATGAATTTGCCGACCGTGGACGGTGGCACGACACGTATGAGCAATTGCGTCGTGTTGGCCGGAATCGTGATGTCCGCGTCAATCTTCTTCGTCTCATTGTCTGCGATACTAGTCTCGTGCAGGATGGTGAATTTGTTGCCGACGCCCGCATAGATGCGGAAGAGTGCGCCGGAGCCTTGCGTATAGCAGATTGCGTGAATGTGATACACGCCGGCCGGTGGAAGATTGACTCCCGCCAGCTCGTATTGCGCGTACGCATCACCACTGGCACTGGTCGTGGCACGCAGCCACCGGAAGCCGCTGACGGTCGGAAAATCCACAGTGCATCGTATTGGCACGCACTTGAAAATGGTGTTAGCCATATTCGGATCGGGGAACCAGTTAATCCTCACTGTCATCATCCACCCCCTTGGCTGCGTCGAGCACATCCTGCGGGATCAGTTTCATGGCCGCGTTGAGCTGGCTGGACAGGATCGCGTTTTGCTTGTTGAGAGTGCCGATCTGCGCGGAAAGCTGGTCGATGACCTCGTTCGCGTCGGCTGGAATCTGCTGAGTCAAAATGTCTCCTTAAATACGAAACCCCCACAATCCGATTGGATTGCAGGGGTTGAAAAATGTGGAATGCTGGATTAGTCCGCGGCGGTCATCGTGTCGATGCGCGTAACGGCCTTAAGCCCGTCGAGCGTCAAAGTGCGTCCGAGATTCGTCTTCACGTCCGTCAACGTGACGGACGTGCCGGAATCGTCGAACGTGGCGAGCACGCCACGCTGGTAGTCGCGCCACGATTCGGCGGTGCCGTCAGCGCTGGAAAACTCCAATCCCAATCGACACAATTCCGCGCGCACCGACTCCTTCGGCGGACGCAAATCAAGCACGCCGGACGGCTCGGCGGGCGTCACGGCAGGCGCGGTATCGGCAGTGGTCTCAGTGGTCACATCGGCCATAATCAATCTCCTTAATTCTGTTGGTTTTGTCTTGGCATGAGGGATTCATAAAAACGCTCCTCGCATTCGTCCAGCATGTTTTTACTGGATTCGTCATCAAGGAATTCGTCCAATCCGTCGATATTCCGCGTGCAGGCCACGTCGATGCCACTGGACGGTTCCACTGCGGGATCGTCCGCTGTCAATGCGGCGCGCATTCGCGCGTCGGTCTCATTCGACATGACGGGCAATCGCATACCGGCACGAGTCTCGTTTCGTGCGGCGGTCAGCGGATCGTCCAACACCTCCCCATCGGCGGACATCATGCTCACGTTGGTCGCGGAATCCGCCAAAGCCGATTCCAACGCTTCGAACGCCCCGGTCCACACGCCCCTGCCGGTGGCACGGTCGTACCGGCTCGTGTCCTCCCTGCCCTGCATGATCGCGGCTATCGCCTCACGGGTCGAAGCCAATCCGAGCAGCGCCTTCCACGAGACGATCACCTCAGACGTGAAGACGAAACTGTCCGACCCGTTCACCGGCGGATCGCAGCGGATGATGCACAATCCGTTCTCATCCCGTTCAAAAGTCGCTGACAAGATGTCCTCCAATCATTTGACCAGATAGGCGAGGTATTCCGCGTACACGTCGACCGGGCAAGGATGGTCGGCGTTGTAAAGCTTCAATTGGAAGCCGCTCTGCCCGCCCGTATTGCACGGGTGCGCGATGATGCCCGCCCATTGCGAATCCGCGTTCGCGACCACGTAATAGCGGCCGTATTTCGTCGGGCTGAGCGTGCAGGTGACTTGCGTTGATGCGCCGGTCGATATGCTCTGGCCGGGATTCGGCCACCACGCCTTCCACGCGACCGCGCCCTGGAAGGTCTGACGGTTCGTAATGCCGCCAAGATAGCCGCCGAGATACACGTATCCGGTCGCGATGTTCGCTCCGACACCGACCACTCCGTTCGCGTCTTTGGCTTCCAGCCAAACATTTGACCCGTTCTGACTGTCACCAGCCAGAGTGAGGGACGCGCTGCTTTTTTTGCTCGCGTCCGGCTCGTCGTAGTCCGTGTTGGCCACCGCAAACACCTCAGATTTGATGCCTTGGGCACCAGTGCCGCCACGCTCGCGTGGTTTGGATACCAACCGCATGAAAGCAGCGGGATCGTTCTTCGTGACGTGCCCGCTCCAAAGATTCATGGCGCTCATCGTGCCGACCTCGTTTGACTGGACGACCGATGCGATGGCCGGAAAACTCTTGTATTCGCTGTTCTGGCGGTAGGCTGGGAATTCCAATCCGTCGCCGGTAAAGGTCTCCGAACCGCCGATTGTGTACGACTGGTAGTCCGGGCTGATGCGCACCCTATGCCCGCTCGTGCGGGTCTGGAACGTACCAGTCAGCACATTCGACCTGCCCTCGCCATCCAGATAGACGGTACGATTATGGTTGGAATCCCACATTTGCAATGCGGTCGAATTGAGCTTCACGCCAGTATTCGCGGCCTCGGAGCTTTGGAAGATCGCGCCGGTGAACACGTAGCCTCGGAACTGGCCTGCCGCCACCTTGTCAGTCGTGATGCTGCCCGCCGCGATCTTCACCGCAGTGATGGAGTGCGCTGCGAGCTTGTCGGCGGTGATCGCTCCAGCCACTATCTTCGATGCGTTGACCGAATTAGCAGCCAATTTGTCGGCGTTAACGCTGTTCGCGGCGAGCTTGTCGGCCGTGACAGCGCCGGCCACGATGTCGCCCGCCTGAATCTTATGGACATTCAGGAGTGCCACGGTCATGTCCTCCGTCACGCGGAGTTTCGCGGTCGTCACACTGTTGGCCGCCAGCTTGTCCGTGCCGATGGCACCGGCCTGCACCTTGCCCGCCGTCACCGCGTTGGCCGCCAATTTGTCGGCGTTAACGCTGTTGGTGGCGATCTTGTCGGTCGTGACGGCATTGGCTGATATGTCTCCGGCCTGTATCTTGTGCGCGTTGAGCAAGGCAACCGTCATATCCTCGGTGACCTTGAGCTTGCTCGTGGTCACCGAATTGGCCGCGAGCTTGTCGGCGGTGATGGCCAATGCGACGATATTCCGCGCCTGCACCGAGCCAGCAGCCAATTTGCCAGCGGTCACCGCATCGGACACAAGCTTCTCCGTCGTAACCGAGTTGGCCGCCAGCTTGTCCACGGTGATGGCGTTGGCCTTGACCTTCTCGGCGGTCACGGAGTCGGCGGCGAGATGCTTCGCGCTCACCGTGCCGGCC